ACACCGACAAACACACCAAAAAAATGGTTATTAAATTGGGTGAACCAGTTAAGCTGAAACGTAAAGAATGTGATGCTGATTTCCGCAATGATTGTTCAAATGGCTTACATTGTGGGTCCACTAAATACGTGTCAGATTTTGCCGACGATTCTGATGTAATATTAACTTGTTTAGTTAACCCAATGAATGTTGTTGCCATACCCGAATTTGACCACTCAAAAATGCGAGTGTGTGAGTATTTTCCAATTGGAATTGCCACATATGAAAATGGTAAAATTGAAGTAACCGAACAATTGTACTTTGAAAATGACTATAAGATTCATGAGGAAGAAGAATTAAATAAAATGATTGCTAAGGTAAAAAAACAAGAAAAACCAATCGACAAGGCAATGAAAGGTGATGATGAAACACGTCCAATGTCCGAGTTGCTTAAAATTTTGGAGGGAAGAATGGTTGATATCTAAGAATAAAATATATTGTGTATCGAAATGTTGGTAATTATCGCCAACATTTCGATATTACCATAAGTTTATAATTAATAATATGGGATGATGGTGAACAATTAATTGGAACATTAATTGAGTTAAATAATGGTAACAATACACAATTTCAAATCCCAAACCCAATTAATATAAATGACGAAAGGATTAATATTGCACATAAAATTATAAAATATTTGGGTGATGTTGATAATACCAAATAAGATTGAGTATAAAATTTAGTTCGGAATTTTAAATTTCACGCTAATAATTCAATAGAAGAAACAGTAACAATTTAGCACATAACTCTTATGAATGATATACGAAAAATAAAACAATTACAATCCCAATTAAACATAATGATTGGTGATGCAGAAGTATTAAAGATAGAAGTTGCAAACAAACAACGAGAATATAATCAAAAATTACAAGCTATTACAAAATTAAAAGAAACAATTGTTTCATTTAATAATAATAGCAATGTGAAAGTATCTGAACACGCAATCATTAGATACTTGGAGCGAGTTAAAAGTTTAAATATTTTAGAAATAGAAAAAGAAATATTAACTGATGACGTGCTTTCATTAATTGAAAAACTCGGAGGTTCTGGGAAATATCCAGTCAAAGATTTTCAAATAGTTATGAAAGATTATACAGTCACAACAGTCGTTTAATTTATGTATAATTGCAATGAAAAAAGAAATACCAAAATGTCCCATATACTAAATGTACTTGGGACATTTTGTTATATAAAGGACACATTGTCCTTGAAAATGTCCTTGAAATTAAAATTTGTTGTAAATATCACAGTATAATGTGATTAAATTAGAAAAAATTAGAAAAAATAAGGAATTTGCGTAACAAATCACAATATAATGCGTATAATTAAGAGAGATTTAAAAGAGAAATTAAAAGAGATTTTACAAATCAAACTAACAATTTAAAATCATGAGAGCAGAAATATCGGTTGAAATGCAAACAATTCTCACAAATTCAGTACGAAAATTGTTTTTGTTTAGAAAACAAATACTTGTCATTAGTGATTTTAAAACAATTACTGAAACAATAACACCTAAACGAACATTATTCAATAGGCATCCTGAACCAAAAGAAGTGATTATTTTAACCAATTTAACTATTATGGGTTATAATCCAAAGGGTGGATTTGTTGGTACATTTTCAGATGATTGGCCATTGGAGTTTATTGAATATGCTGCATATGCTTTGGATAGATATAGGTTGGATTGGATGTCAATCAAACAACAACTAAAAGCATTTGGTTTTGATATTGTTAGAATAGAAGAAAAAGAAACCATTTAAATTTAAAGTCATGGCAAATAGAAAAGAAGAACTGGAAATCATCATTGTAAGTAAATTAGATGATGTTAAAATAACTACATCAGGTTTGGGTGATAAAATTTCATTATCTCGTTATGCTGTTAAAATATGTGATGAAATAAAAGAATATTTTGAAGGAATACGATGAACTGTTAAAATAACCATAGCTATGAGTGATAATATGATAATGCCAGTAATACCCTTAGATAAGATTGAGAAGGTTGAAAACTTAATCGTAAGTGAATATACCTACAAGGGGGTTTTATTCCAAAGAGTAATGCATAACCAAAAGTGGCATGTATTGTACGATAATCACATTGTTAATATCGGTACATATCGTCATGATTTGGAACAATGGGTCGACCAACAGTATAAGAACATATTACCGGAAATGCAATAACTAATTTAAATTATGGAAAGAGAAAGATTTACACACGAAAGTTTTGGTCAGGTAAGGTTCAGTCGTATAAATGGTGGTGCGAATTTTTACGGAAGTGAGCTACATCAAGATAACTACATTGAATTAACGGTTCAACAATCAGAAGTTGAACGTGATTTGACTTGCGATAGGTATTATGCCTATGGTGTGCCAGTAATTCAATTAAGAATGTCAGCAGCACAGTTTTCAGAGCTTATTACCACCATGAATCAAGGTTCAGGTGTATGTTGCACCATTGAGCGTGTTCAAGGCAAAAAAGTGGCTGATTTACCGTTTCAGGAGTCAAGAAAAGAGTTTGTACATAGAGCATTTGAACAACGAATGAAAGAATTCGCTGTAAGTATCAAAGAAAATCAACTTAAAGCCAAAGCCATAATTGCCAAGAAAACATTGTCCAAAGATGACATGGAGAAATTAAAATGGCACATGGATTGGATAACACAAGAGGTTTCAAGCAACATTCCATTCTTCGGCAAATGCTTTCAAGAAACAATGGACGAGATTGTACATGAAGCAAAACTTGAAGTAGAGAATGCTATCCAACATAAAATCAATACGTTGGGATTGCAAGAACTACACAAACAAAACGATGCCTTGAAGCAAGCTGACGAAGATTATCATTCACATCAAATAGTATAATATGGATTGGTATAAAACATTAGACATTCACACTAAAATTAACGCCAAAGCAGAAGTATATCACTTATTGACTGGTGTTAAATTTGAAGATTTATCGTTTATGTTCACCTTTCGTGAAAGAATCGATATAATGTACAATAAGCTGATAATGGAAGGATTTGATATTTAACTTAAAACCTATATAGAATGTACGCAATATCTAAAAACAATAGGAAGTATTCTTCCACACCCATTGTAAAGGTTACATTGAATGAACAAGGTAAGGAACAAGAGGAAATGGTATGCATTTGCTTAGGCAAGAAAGATGTGGGGGATAAGATGGCTGAGACCATTGTACAGGTATTAAACGAAAGTATTGAAACCGATAAATATTGGGGTGTCATAAAAAAAACGTGCTAACAATAGAGGACATGAAATATGTGTTTCACTTGAATATGTTTGGGGCATTTATTTGAAACAGAATAAATTATGTGCATTATCGGGATTACCAATCAAGTTTGCCAGAGCAAATAAAAGAACGTCCGAAACCTCCGCATCATTAGATAGAATTGATTCAACTAAAAATTACGTTGAGGGAAATGTACAATGGGTACATAAGGAAGTCAATATAATGAAGAATGTTTACAATCAAGAACATTTCATTGAAATGTGTAAGCTGATTGCAAATAATAATTAATAATTATTTTGTAATATAATATATTAACATTAAATTTACAAACTATGAGCAAAATTACATATGTAACGGGGGATGCAACATATCCTCAAGGTAATAAAGGGGATATTCAAATTATCATGCATATTTGCAATGACAAAGGTGCTTGGGGAGCTGGTTTCGTGATTGCAGTTAGCAAACGTTGGAAAGAACCGGAACAACAATATCGCAAACTTAAACCTGAAGACAGACAATTAGGTATGGTACAGATTGTCCAAGTAGAGAAGTATATATTTGTTGCCAATATGATTGCACAGCATGATATTGTACCAATTAATAAAGTACAGCCAATTCGTTACGATGCATTAAAACAATGCTTAGAAAGTGTTAATGCTGCTGCTGAATTTATTGGAGCAACAGTACATGCACCGTTGCTCGGAAGTGGACTTGCGGGTGGAAAATGGGATATTATAGAAGCATTGATTGAGGAATGTATTACTGTGCCAGTTACAATTTATGTATTAGATAAAAAATATTTACCACAAAAGGGTTCATAACCAAACTTTGGTGAATAATGGAAGTATTTATAATAAATTAAATATTATGAATACAAAAATTTGTAAGGTGTGTAAAATTGAGAAAGATTATTCTGAATACCATAAAATAAAACATGGTTTAGGTGGCGTAAGAACCGTATGTAAAGAATGTAGAAAAATTGAAAAGGATGAATATCTATCAAGAGATTATGTTATTGAAAAGAATAAAGATTTTTACCAAAAACATAAAGCTGCAATAAGATTAAGAACTAATCGACATTACTGGACATTAAATGGTCAATATCACAACTATAAAAAAAGTGCAAAAAAAAGAAATTTGGAGTTTAATTTAACTGAACAAGAATGTATACCATATTATAATACAACATGTATATATTGTGGAAATCAAATTACTGGATTAGGTATTGATAGGGTTGAAAATGATAGAGGGTATGCCAAAGATAATATCGTACCATGTTGTAGTATATGTAATTTTATGAAGCACCATCTAACTAAAGATGAATTTTTAAATCATATTTTATCAATAGTAAATAATTTAAAATTAAAACTATGAACAAACAAAAATTTCCTTCAGATGAAATTTATAGCTTCATTAGCGGTGCACAAGTTATGAGCGATATTGATAGCGTTGATATAATTAATGCGTTCCCGAATTTAAACCCAGATACGATATTTGAAAGTTTAATTGAACTTGAAGATGATAAATTAATAATGAGAGTTGCTGTAGGTATTCGATACAAGTACATCACAATTTAAATTAAAAACCATGAACATTATAACAATAAACGGTAAAACGTATAGCGTAGAAGGTAGTAAGATTGTTGTTCGCAACAGTAAAAATAAACAAGATATCAATTACGGTAAATCATACGTTCAAGTTAACGATAATGTCGTTGTTGAGGGATTATCCGGTGATGTTAAGATTACATTTACAGGTGATTTAGCAACCTTAGATTGTACATCGGCAGTTATCAATGGCAATGTCCACGGTAACGTGGATTGTACATCACTTATTTGTCAGGGCAACATCGGTGGTGATGTAGATGCTACCTCAGTTAAATGTAATGATATTCAAGGAGATGTTGATGCCACAACAGTCCATTGTAAAACCATGTAAGTGATAATGTACATAAGTAAAGTATCACTTTAAATAAAAACCATAACCCAATGAAACATAACATTATATAACTTATTTTTGTATGTCGGAATCTTCTTTTATTACATTAGATTTTACAATACCTAATCACACCGAGGAAATTAAAAAGGGTGCGGAAGCAATTGAAAAACTAAAAAATAAGATTGCTAATATTCATGAGAAGAAATCGATTTCAGATATCAATCATGATTCAATTTACGAAGAGATTGTACGTGTGCTGGATTACTTAGGTCACTTAAGTAATCCATTATTTGCAATTTCAGACGACTTAGAGAAGTTATACTTCAAGCATTATCATAATACACCAGCATTGGCTAAAACATTATGGTTGGAACATTATGAACATCTTCATCACAATTACAACACATTAAAGAATCGTTGTTTTGGATTGTTGGAAGAACTGGATGATGAGTACATCAATGTACATAAAAAGTTTCCACCAAACTGGAGTTCGAAATAAAAATAAACCCTATCATATTATTGATAGGGTTTTTTGTTAATGTCCAGATTGCCCGGATATATTATGTGTGTTAATATGCAAATGAATTTAAATATTTTTTGAATTCATGAAGTTATGTATTGCCTGTTGTATTTTAATGTATTTATTATACGCTTTAGCTAATTTTAAATTTGCTTTGGCTTCAATAGATTCTAAATAAATCACAACATCTTCTACAGTTGCTGTCCTAAGTTCCGTTGTTTTACCGGAATTTTTACATATTCCATCAAATATTTTACCTGTAACGATACTAATGATATCGTATGATAATTCATCATCAGGTGTTGAAGATTCATCCCTATCACCCTTTTCACGAGCATCGCCTACATTATCAATTACATGATAGGTATTATGTTCGGTACTAAATACCAACTGTCCGTTTTTTATTTGTTCTTTCTTTAACATATATCTATGATTTTAGTTTAAATTTAAAATGGGTAGTAGAGTTTATGAATGGCAAATGAAAACCAAAATCCCCCTCTACTACCCCCTATTGTAACAGTTAACCGCCCTACCCAATAGGTTTGTTTATGGGGATTATCATTATATTTTTATTTGAAACTATTTTGTTTCAATATTCTTTTAGCTTCTTTCGCATCGATTTTAGTCAAATGAAACAGCCATAATATAGCCATTCACCGAGGTCAAGTCTGATGCTTTTTTCATAATATCTAATTAAAATTCCCATTTCCAATCATAAAATTTACTACTTTTCTCAATAGAATTTTCAATTTTATCCGGAAGAACTGGAAAGAAATCAATACCAGTTACTTGCTCTACACTATCAATGGTTACTGCATATGATTGTAACTGATATTTACTTTCTGTTGCAGCATTTGGCAGTATAAACCCAATACTTTTAGCAACCACTTGCTTCTTATTGGGAATTTGATGCATAACCAATATTACCTTATAATAATAATTGGGTATTGATATCCTATCTTCACCAATATATGACATTTCACCTTTCAATACGCCACCAGTTACAATATAGATGTCATCTTCTACAATCGCCCAATTCCTTACTAATGATTCTAAATTTTTCCAGACACCACGGTTAAAATTCGGTACTTGTGGACCCATGTTGGTATAATAGAATGATTCCTTCATTGACTGTTCAGACCATCCCATATCACCTGCAGGTGCTAAATGACCTCTATCATATCCACTTTTGGTATAGTCTTTATTGAATGAAGTGTTTTTAATTTCAGGGTCAGCAGTAAACCTATTACCCCTATTAAATTCCGAAACGGTTTCAGCTTTGGTTAATTGATATGCTACCCAATTAGCTTGTTTATAATCACTATTATAGGATAATGTATAAGCATAGTGCTCGACAATAACTTCACCGGATATTGGATTGGGTATTTCCAATTTTTGATTGGAGTGTTGTACGTTATTCTGTACAGATTTAGAGTTTGTATTTTGCGCAAATGCGTATATAATGAATAGTATTGCGCACAAAAGTATTATTGGTATTAGTATTTTTTTCATATTTTTATAATTTTTTCATATGAACCATTGAATATATTCTCCATCAAAACCTTTAACTATTTCGCCACGGCAAATCCAATCACCAGTGACATCCAACGTGTATATTCTATTGCCTATGACTATCATGATTTTACTCCCTTTCCACAATCACATTTTTTTCACCAAATGAACCACCATAATGATATTCACCAGTATTGAGACATAATGGACAGATATCATCGTTTTGTTGTTTAATACCATGTGTGTCCATATAGTCAATGATTTTTTTAATGGCTTTCATTTTACCACCCTCTTTTAATCTTTTCTTTCTCAAACACGTTTTACATAAACAATTTGATTTAACGCTTCAACAATACCAGCTTCCAATGCTTGTTCATGTGTGTCGAAACTTCTTTTACGTTTTTCAATATTCTTAAAATCCCTGACGTAATCTGTACCGTTGGTATCCATGTTAAACTGATAGAAATCCCACTTTTTAATATTGGGTTTGTAGCTTAATGATACCCTGATATTATGAACTTCTCTCAGCCACCTTTCCATCATACTTAATGTTGGTGCTATATAAGATTTCATGAATATTTGTTTACCTTTCAATTGCATTTCCCTGATGTAATCTTTGGCATGTAAAACAGTACCATTTAAGTTACCAAATTCGTTATAGTGGCTGTTAATATCACCCAAACGTATTTGAGGAAAACCTTTATCCTGTGCAAGTTTTGCAGTATCAAATGATACTATCGGTTCATCTAATTCAAATTCACCATTCATGTCCTTTTATTTTTTCTTGGTTTAGTATCATTCATTCCAAATATATCCATTAGATTTTCAAGTGTTGGGTTGTTCATAATTTGATTGGGAACGTCCTCTGGGTCTTCAGTAATATCATTATCTTCGGTCAATACAATTTTATGATAGATAATTCTTTCGCACAACAATCTTTTTGCGTGTGATTCATCAAACGCTTCGATAGTTGTTTTCATTTTTCTATCGAACATTTCGAAAAATATTGTATATTTATTCATATCAATCATTTAATTCAACTTTTCTCACACCCCACCACTTTGCCCACTTCCAATTTTGTTTCTTGTAATATCTATACATGTATTGGTCTGGGTCATTTTTAAGACTTTCCACACGTTCCAAATGTTTTAGTCTAACATTTACTTTATGGATACGCATTGCCTTAACAGCACCTTTTTTGGTTCTATGGATACTTATTGTTGATGCACCACTATCGTTGGTATCATCATTATATAAGAATTCGTATACGTAGGTAATTTTAGTCATATTAATCTTTAATTTTAGGTTAATCTTTAATTTTAGGATGCGTACCGCCACTCAATGAAATTCCATGTTTAAGACCTTGAATGAAACTTTCAAGTTCATATTCCATCTTATCTTTTTTAATGTGCTTGCCAAGCACCATACCTATTTCATTACCTAAGTCAGATAAATCACCTTCATAGTTAACTTGATATAGTTGACTGGAAATTTCGTGTTTAATCAGTTTGAATTTAGTTGTTTTACTCATGTGTTTTTAATTTAAAACACTCTCACAAGGAGAGTGTTTATGTCATTATTTTGGATTAACTTTTTCTATTTTACGCACAGCATCTTTACCATTAGCTGTCATATTATCTGGAATTAATTCAGTAGATTTCTTACTTGGAGTCCATGTAATATAAATTGTTTCACCTGCACTTAAATACCTATCAGCGTAATACCAATAACTATCACCGACATATCTTGCAGCACCATCAATTGCTCCTTCTTCTGCGGTATATGTGGTAGAACCGCCATTACTTAATTGTCTTTCACCTAACCAATTACCTGCGCCATCATTCACATCAACAACGATTGAATAACCAGTGTTATTAGTGACCTTAACCGTTCCGGTTGTACCTAATTCTTCACATGCTACGAATACAAGCATCACAAGCATCATTAAAATTGCTAAAATTTTCTTCATGTTTAAATTAAAATTTTATCATCCTGTTATTTTTAGTTAAGCCATAAATGACTTAATATCATTTTGATAGTGGAAATGTGTAACCTAAAGTCCATTCCCACGTATAAGTTTCAGCTAAATCACACCATCCATAACCCACACCAATTTTTGAACTTAAACCTAAATCTGATGTAAATCTATATCCGAGCATTCCAATTGTCATTTGTTTAACTATTGAGCCACCCATATTATCCTCATAAGTATAGCCTGCACTTGCAACACCAAATGACCCATAGAAGCAGTCTTGGTCGTAAGGCTTACCATACCAAGTTAATGCTGCGGAGTATGATGCAACTTTGTCACCAGATAATGGCATAGATGTTGGCATATATCCGAATGATATACCCAAGTTTACAAATTGAATTTCAGCACCAACGATACCGTTTAACCATGAATAGCCACCTTGTACTGTTATGCCACTGTTTTGAGAAAATCCCACTAAGAATAAGAGTGAGATTAGAATTGTTAAAATTGTTTTCTTCATTAATATTTAATTTAAAGAAATCCTGTTATTTTTCAGTAAAGATAATATATTTTTCTTTTCGTTTTACTTCGTAATCGAAATTATTTATCTCAGTTATTTTATTTATTGCCCCAATATTTCCCAACTTTGCTTCAGATTCAATATATTGAATGGTATGGTGCATGTATATTAATTTCATTGTTTTTCCTCTCTTTTACCACGATATTCCCAACCTAAATCAAATGCCATTTTCCATATATACCAGTTATATGCATTATCATCAATTCCGCTTTCAATATATTTTCTCCTAACATCTATATCACGTGGTTGTCTTTTCAATAATATTTGTTGAACTCTTACAATTGCTAAGGTAATTTCATTTAGTCTACTTTCATTATCCGGAGTTTTCTCAAGACTTTCAAGATATTTAAACCTTTTACACATTTCAGCTAATAAATTTTTCATATCAAATTACTTTATTATTAAAGTTCTTAGGTGTTTGACAATGCTTTGTCTTACGTTCGGAATACCCATGTGTTGGGTATTTATGTTTTGTTGGAAATAAAAAATGGTAAACACCGATTGGCTGACCAATTATATTTACCCCAGTTATAAATAATATCGTATCTTTCATATGCAAGTTTACGAATAATATTCGTAATTGTCAACAATATTTATTATTATTTTTCACTTAATATTTTCTCCAATTCACTGATTAATATTTTCAATTCAACCTTCGACATATCCGCATATTTGGTATTATTTGGAATTACCGTTGCAACGGGTTCTACTTTAGATACTTCAACTGGTGTTAGTTTAGTTTTGAAAAATCTGTTTTTATTTATTTTTTCAAAAAATATAATATCACCAACATGCTTGTTATACCATAATTCATTGGTTAAATGAAATGCATATCCATCGGCTTTATTATTGGTAATTTCAGCACATTCAATTGAGTCTGATGCAACGCTATCAAGTCTTTGTATTAGCCAAACCTTGTATGCTGGTGGTATTGCATTATCGCTGTTAATATCAACTCTTTCGTTGGTACTTAGAATGATAAACCTTTCATTTTCATACATGTTTGAATTACCACAACCGCATCCGGCACAACCAGCAAGTCCTATTAGGACGATTAAGATAGAAATTGTTTTCATATAAAATTTATTTTAGTTAAACGAATATTGTAAATTAAATTATAACATCATCCATTGTTTTTATTATTGCAGTGAAATATCCATAATTCTCACCTATGTATTTTTTATCCTCAGCAGGTAAATCTTTGAAATCTGGACTACATTTAAGTGCAGCTAATTTTTTCCTTGTCGGTATGATTGTTTTCATTTTTTTAACCCACAAAGGATTGAGAATGATATCAACACGTCTATCGTCTTTTCTTCTAAAGATTTTAAAATCCTTTAAGTTAGCAACACCAATTTCCCAATCACCATCAATGAAAATACTCATACGTAATTCACCCTGACCTTCACGTGTCCACTCACAACTTGCAACAGCACCCCAATGGTTTGATAATCGATACACATCACCCTTATCATTGATAAAGTATTGACTACCGGATTTGCTTTTAAATTCATACACTACAGTGTTTTCGTTATTAAGCCTACCAAAGGTTTCTAAAATATTTTCATGTGCCTTACCAACTGCCTTAAAATCAACTTTGGTACAGATTTGAAAATTACTTGTATCAATATTCTTATGTAAGTCACGATAGTGAATATACTCGATATCCTCTAAGGTACTAACAAATTTCCTCTGACTTTCGATATGTTTCCGTGGTATTTTCATACATACGTATACGTAAGTCGGAAGAGATAGTTACAAAAAATATTATAAATTTACCCACCATCTCCACAATGGTGGACATAACCAATAAAAGAAACTACCAATACCATGTATGATATCATTCTTCCATGAACCGACTTGACATAATTTACACTCTGGATTATAATCACGATGTGCACTACATATTGAATAGTACGTGGACTTGAATATAAACTTACCTTTGGTTTTCATATTACAAACAATCTAATTCAGTTTCACAATCATCATAATATTCATGGTCAATAATCCAATCACCGTAGGTTAGTTCCCTATTTTCTTTAGGTAATCTTGAAAAGAATAGTTTCTTCTTCCCACAGTTAGGACATTCGGATTTCCAAAGTATTGCCTGTTCGAATACATCCCTCACAAAGGTATCGATTCGATGGAATATTAATAAAAATCTTACCTTTTGAGTCATTTCTTCCAGTCACGCTCAATTAATATGTCAACCTTAACAACATTTCTTTCGTTGGTGACATTAAAATTTGTGTTACATAGTTTACATTTGCGTTGTAAACTGAAACTTGAACTTGGATTAGCTCTTTTACAGTTGTGATATCTATTCATAGATTATCTTTTAATTTAAATTAATTCTTTTTCTATTGCCAAACCCTTACAAATTAAATCATGTTTATCTAAACATTTATGTAGTATTGGTTTAACGGTTACGCCAAATTCTGATGGATAAAAGTTTTTAGCACGTTTATTACCAATCCTAAACTTTTTAATATCACCATTTGGATTGAAATCAATACTACGTATTTTTCACATTCATGACACCAAAGTTCCTGACGTTCCATAATTCAATAATTAATATCAAGAAATTTATTAATGGCAATCCTAATTGCAGCACACTTCACGTTTACCTGATGGTCAAGTAAAGCATAATCAATCTTTGAGTCACGCAAGAGGGTCATTATTGATAATGGTATCCAACGAAACTATGTTTTCATTCATAATTGTGATACGTAAATAATCGTAATTAGTTACAAATTACTTTAAATTGCTAAGTATAGCATCTTTACGTTCATCAATCAATATTGATTCCCAAAGTTCTTCTTCAGTACATGGTAGTGATTCCTCTATTAATTCCGGTTCAATTGGAAGAGGCAATTCTGATTCTTCTTTCATAACTATATTGAATTTAAATAAATTATCGATTTTCCTTCACAATTATCACCACGTGCAACCATTGTTTCCATTGCAACACGTGAATCTAAATAACCGTTCATTTGAGTGTTTTTAACACATTCGAAACCTTGTGCGCCAATTACCATGTAACAACAGCACGCATTTCCTTGTCCGATTCTACAGACGTTTTTTACGTGTTCATTCATAATATTTTACAATAAAAGTAAACAACATTGTTTATATTTCTTAGCTGCTTCTCTTAAAACAGCAGCATTTCTCAATTTTTCAATGTGGTTCTCAGTAAAAATTCGTTTACCTTCTTCATCATATTCAGATTCATATCCCCTCTTATTATCACCCCTAATCACCATATTACATTTTGTACAATAACCATTTCCAGCATGCTTTCTTTCTGTTGTTCCACATTTCACACAAAATTCATAATGTTTAGACCACTCACCAACAGGTAATTTATGTTTTTTACGATGTTCAGATGAAGTGGTTAATTCTAAATTATTAATATCATTATCGTCCTTAATTCCATTAATGTGATGAATAGCATCAATATTAGTTAGTTTCCTATTTAAATATTGTTCCATTACATAACGATGTTCCAATATTCTTTCAGTACCATTCCAAATCTCAACATATCCATCCTTGGTATATCTCGGTTCACCATTGAATTGACTATTCAATTCACCAATTGCACACTCAGATTTATTTCGTACATGTAATCCATGTTTTTTAAATAATCTACTGATGGTTTCTCTACCAATTCCAGTTAAATCTTCTAATTCCTGTAATGTTTTACCATTATCATATAATTCATGTAATGTAAATACGTCTAAACTAATATCCATCTTGCCACATGGGCATTTCTCATTTCGCTGTACATCCATTAGTTTAGGTATTGGGTAGGAACGGTCTTGAACGTTTTCTTCAATGCCGTCAAGATGATTAACCTCATGTTGCCAAATCTGACCTTCAAATCCTTTATATACTTCACCCTGATGATAGTTACCATTCATATCATAGTAGCTAACCTCAACAGCACGACTACGTTCGGCAATAATTAACTTATCCTTCCAAGTCAAACAGCTTTCGATTTTGGTATCAACCATACCAATTGGTTTAAGAGTTGGATTGTATATCAACGTCCATGCATTTGAATCACGAACATTAACATCTCTTAGTCCAAACATTCTAACCATAAACCTTTCACCATTCAAACTATTTTGATTGGCAGCAAGACCAACAGCATTATTCTTAGTTAATACGTAATCATAATATGCCATTAACATTTCACGATTATCTTTTATGAATGCTGGAACATCTGCAATCATTTCGACTTTAGGTGTCTGTTGGTTGGGTATTACTTCAAAATTATATTCAATATTTGTCATATTACATGTTTTCGGTATTATACGTATGAATCGATATTATGTTACACTTTTCTTTATATATTTTATACCATTCACCCACATAATAACTTTTAATAATTATCATAAGATAGGTTAAAATCCTATTGAAATGTTCTTCTTTAAGTTTTGGTAGTTGTTCATAACAAGCCAATACTGCACTGGAAATCATATCTTCTTTATATTCCTTATCAATATCACATCTTGAGCAATATCTATTATATTGATACTCTGCTATTTCGAAAAATAATTTAACAATTAATTATATTTAATGCATCGATTTCTTTTTCAAGTTCTTCAAGTCTGCTCATGGTAAGTAATTATAATGTGTGGGTGGGAAATTGTAGTTAAAAATAAGTCGCTCAACAGATACGTTTATATAGCCTAAATCAAAAGCAATGCCAAGGTCAAAGACCTTCTCCTACAGCAAAGGCAAAGACAATAACTAAGTCTGTTTTTTGTAGTGTAATTATCCTCGAAAGGTAACTTACAAAACTATGTGGTATTTTTTACGAAAACCCACAAAAAACATTAGTTTGTAGAAGAAGCGGTTTATATCCATTGTCGGACTTTTCCACCCCCGAAGGGGATAGAATAGTGCTTTATCTTGTAAAGATTGTTTAAGTTTTTAGAAGAACGTACTGTTGAACGCAAAAGGGAACTGACTCGGCTTGTGCTCCACCAGTCCCCTACCTAATATTATTCCTGAACGTCAGTTAGTTGACCTAAAAACGTTGAGATTGTGTCTTGGAATCTCGGTGCTATTTCAATTCGCATCGATGCAATATTCTGAATTTCAGCTTGACGAGTTTTTTCGTACTCAGCTTGCAAACTCTTCACTGCTTCAGAGTACACTTTATATGCACTATCATAAACAGCATTCGCCTGATTGTTAATGTTAGCTGCTTCGTTTTGAGCGTCAGCATTAACCTTAGCAATACGTGCATTCTCGGCAGTAACAAGGTTCTTAACCTTTGCCTTGAAGTAATTAACACGTTGCTCGTAACCACGATGCAAACCTGCTAATTTTTCATGAAGTTCAAGTAACTTCTCAGGTGTATGTGCTGTATGTACAGTCACATCAACAACTGATTTTGTACCTTCTTGGATAACCATCCATTCAACAGGGGTAATACCTTTTCCCAATTCCTTACGGAGTTTATCCAAAGTACTGCCTTCATGAATGAATTGACCAATATGAGCAGCATATGCTTCAGCCTCGGTAAATTCGTTGATTTCGGCAACGGTTAGTTGTGACCAACCCCATTCTTCACCAACCTCAGTAAGCATCTTCAATAACGGACTAACCGTTTTTGGTCTTTCCGGTGCTTCAATATTTGAAGTATCGCAAGCCATTCTTTTGGCTTCGTTAAGCATTTTGTCTTTCGCTTTGATGTTTTCCATCAAAAACGCCTGACATGCATGCAATTTCGATTTCTCGATAAGTAACTCAACCACATCAGTAGGAAGTGGATTACCAACCACGATAATACGAGCTTTAACACTATCCCTACCCTCAATTATGGCAGGTAAGTCAATAGACTTTTGATAGTTATTAACACCAACCAATTTGGCTTCAATTTCTCTTGCCCTTTGATTGCAAAGGTTAGAAATTGATTGAGCTTGTGATAAGCTAAGTCCTTTATTCGAAGTCAACGAATTCTTTCTCATAAGTTAAAATTTAAAAGTTAAACAATATGTATGATAAGTTTGATTTGATAATTTAGAGTTACAAAGATATATTAAATTCTGAATATAACAACTATTTTCAGTAAATATTTTAATTATTTTTTCTGAAAACCCAATTTGCTTCAAAATCATTACATCCGGGTTTATAATCAGGCGCATTATATTCTACTTTCCAGCCATGAAATATATAGATATGTTCAAAGTCAAACGCTTTAATGTGTTCAAGTTGTTCAACCATTGCCCTATCCTCTAATTCATCGACAATATAACAATATCTTGTAATTAGTTCGTCTTTTCTAATTGTGGTAGAACTACCATTCCACATAAGAACAATCAATTCATTAACCGCTTGAAGCATGGCTTCCGGAATTGTCAGCAATTTCTTTTCCAGAACTTCGTCTGGTGTAATTGGCTTTATCATACCTTATTTTTTAAAAAATTTCATTGTGTGAGTTAATTTAACTTTGGTTTTTTCTTCAGATAACCCCAATAATTCTTTTGGTGTTAATAAAAGTAATTCATCGAAGCTATATCGGGGAGCATCACATTCATTTTCATCATATGTTAATTGATTTTTTGAGATATTCATATATGAAAATTGTTCGTTGATATCGCCTAATTCATTGTCTTGGTTGTTTTTGACTTTATTTTCATATTGAATGCGTTCAGCATTCAATTTAATCCAGAGCAACCTCTCATTTTCGGTTTTAAAAAAGTTTTTTGACATATATTATTTAATTATTATCGTATCCTTAACAGGTGCTTTACCTGAATCCCAAGGTGTTTTATTCCAAACATAGGTTGTGTCGTTTATTTGAGTAATTCTAATATCACCTTTCATTGCATTAGCTTGACCTTCAGCATATGCGTTTTCAACATATTCATGTAATAACATCATTACATTATCTAAATTTACTTTGCGCTGTTTTTTTGTGTTTATCAATACAATAACTGATGTAATGAGCATTAAAATTACCACAATAACCTGTATTTGATTAAGTTGCTTCAATGTTATATTTAGTCTACTCATTGATTTAATTTTATTCCAAATATTTTCCATGACTTTACAATTTAATTGTGTAACCAGTTTACAAATTTATTCCATAAGTTACCGAAGATATTAAAATCAAAAATAACTTTAGGTTCATCGGTTTTAATTTCATTTTTAACTGACTTATTTGCTGGCTTTTTATTAAATTCATAAAAACCTGCAGGTGTTTCGTATACATCATCTTCAACCTTATATAAGACAACCCACATACCAACAATAGATAGTAATCCAGATATGCCACAAAACCATTGTTTAAGCGATATTGCACCAACAAGAAACAATAGTGCTGCATTTATAACAATAATTAAGCACAGCACAAATATTTGTTTTTCCTTTTTCATCGTTAAAATTTTAGTTATAAATCTTATACAAAGATACTAATAAATAGTTACAAAAAAAAGGGAAATAAACTTAATTATTTCCCTTTTCAAATGTCATTTAAATACTATTTCTTGTTATCAAGTCTGTTTTGAATATCTAACAGCATGTTGATACCAATAGCATCCATTGGGTTTGAACCGGATTTACCGTCACCACCGTTGATAAGTATTGAAGGAACATTAGCGGTAGATAGTGCTTTAGCAACATCAACAGCAGTTTTGTATTTCCATTCAGCAGCTTCTTGTGGACTTAAACCTGCACTTACTTTCAAACGGTTTGATTCGGCTTCAGCTTGACCTTTAAAGATAGTGGCTTTCTTATTTTCCTCTTCTTTTTGAGCGTTCAATGCAGCAACTTCAAACTCTTTCTGTGCAATGGTAACTTCCTTAACCTTTTCAACTTCTTGTTCGTACTTAGCTTTTGCTACGTTAGCCAACCCTTGTTGTTCGGCAGTTAACGCATCTTGTTTTGCACGAATAGCCTCTTGTTTAGCAAGTTCAGTCTTCATCGCTTCATCCTTACGTTTGGCTATCATTTCTTCTACCTTAGTGTCAAATTGTGGTACATCAATAACGCATTCCAATACTTCACAACCTAATTGTTGTAACCTATTTGGTGTACGTAATGGTTGTCCATCTACACCATACACAAGTACTGTTACACGTTGTTCTTCAACATCGCCTGTACTGGTTGTTTTTGACACTTTATCGGATTTAGTTACATATATACCATTCTTTAACTGGTCTTCAACAGCTTGTTGAAAGAGTGCCAAGGTGGTGTATGCATCTTGTGCCGAACGTAAGTTTGCGGATAATTTAATTGCATTGTTTACAATTGGTACGATACCCGATGCAATGAAATGGTCAAAACCCTGTGAATATTCCCTTTTAAGATTAATAGCACCTTCAACCGAGTGAGGTAATTTAACCCTAATAAGTCCAGAAATTTTGGCTTTAGAACCATCGTTAAAGATAACATCCACTGCCTCAATATCAGCACTACCGTCACCTTTATGCGAACCAATACCGCAAGTTGTTACGTTATTGTATGTGGTGATAGTACCGAACCACTGTCCATAAGTACCAGCATTAAACCTAACTGACATATCACCAGTTAAAGCTGCTTGTTTTACCTGAAAATATCCAGCTTCGTTCGTCTGGAAAATACCTCGTGCCAACACTATAAAAAGAACGGCAATAACTGCAAATGCAATCGCAAAAATTTTTGTTTTGTTCATTTTTTGTTTAATTTAGATTGTTAATAAAAAAAGTTAATTAAAATGTGGTTTTCCTCGTAAACCAGTAATAAAAGGGAATGAGAGCCTTACCTACTGATATTTGATACTTCTCTTTTTTCTTTGTTTTAACGTCAACCGGTGTTTTAGGTTTAACTGTTTTAGCCTTAAAAAGAGGTACTCCCATCAGATGTAAGAAGATGGTCAGATAATAGATACCGATTAACAGTATCGTCATTTCAATAATAAAAACTATCATCATAGCTTCAAATTTAAATTGTTAAAAATATATTGATTGTAAGTTACCAAAGTTATGTAAAATATTAATGGTTTCTGGCATAGTTGCCCTTATTTCATCGGTTAAAAGTATTGCAGGTTTCATAATATCTCTTTTAATATTAATAATAAAAATGCTAATATTGATACCACGCCATCAGCAATAACATATATTTTAATTCGATTGGTTAATTCTGATTTTTGACGTACTGCACCAGCAATATTATATGCTGTTAGAAATGATAAAAATAATATGGTTAAACCGACATACCAATACTTAGTAAATGTAAGTACTACCAAAAATAACATATATATCCCTTCCAATATTAGAATGAACGTACCCCTCTTACCAATACTTAATTTCCAATATGCTTTCATTTTAATGAGCTTCAATAACTCATACATTGCAAATATTATCGATAAAATTAGTAAAATGTTTAGCATTAGTTTCATGATTATTTCCCCCATGTTTCGTTATAGTCCAACATATTATCAGGCGAACCATGACAAACATCAACACTTTTATCGATATCCTCTTTTTTCACCTTTTGTAAACCCCCAATTCGATTCAATTGTTCTTTCGAGAAGAATCCCCAAGGAAATAAGTCCATTGATATTACATCCAAAGTAATTAATGTATTTGGCTTTAGCTTGCTGTTGATGTAATAAATTCCGGGAGATTCCATGTATTGTGATAATATGATTAATGCATCTAAAGTAATGCGATGTGTTGTTAGATTTTCCAATCAATTTAAAAACACTTTAATTGGGAATGATTCAATTATTGGTTTGAAATGTTTGTAAACTTCAGATGTTTTATCGAGTTCATGAATTTCTTTTTTAAACTCAGGCTCATCGCTCAATAAAAACGACATCAACACCTTTATTCCATCTTCAGTCATTTCGGTTCTTGGGTGATTATCAGCAAATGCCATTACTACTTTTTCTGTATTCATAATTTCAGTTTTATTATATTTACATTGAATTATATCTACTTATACGTAAGTAAATTTAATTAGTTACAGTTAATTTCAATGTTTTTTCTAATGATTCTTCGGTACTGAAGATTATTTTTATTTTTTCAATGGACGGTGATTTAATTGCAGCATCAAATTGTTCTTTAGTTGCTTTCCCAAAATCAAAACTACTACCATAGAAATATATGGTCTTAGATGACTTATACCAATAACCACCACCAACGGTTTTACTTCTTTCCATATCTTTAGGTATCAGATTTTCATGGAAATCAACATTTCCAAAAATTAAATCGCCATCATTAATAATAAATTTCTTTGCCATGTCTATAATAATTTAGTAAACCATTCATAACATTCTTGGGTTTTATCTCCGGTTTCATTGTCACATTGATAAAACTTCACATATAAATCCAATGTGCCGTCCAATAAAAGTGCTTTGATTAACCTATTTGCACGTATATTAGCTTTAATCCAATCCCCATCCCTATTACCTTTTGACCAAGCATTATACGCATCATCATGTAATTCAATTATCTTACATACACTATAACTAATTCCATGTTTTTCAGCAAATCTACGTGCTATCATACCATGATGATTAGCACCTGATTTAGGTAAATTTCTATCAACCTTATGTTTGAATGTATCGTGTAGAATCGCTATCAAGCGTAAATCACTGCGGTCTTTATCGTCAGCATAATACTTTTCAATATTAGCCAAGACTTCTTTAATATGGTAAATTACTTTACCCTCAATATGCCCCCTACGTGGCTTACCGAAATCCACACCAACAATAAAAACAGCATCGGAAACTATATTAGTCTCCATGCTGTTTTCGGGTTTAATAATCTGAGAGATTATTTCTTTCATAATTTCTTCTTCTAAAATTTTTTTAATATCAACATATGCATTATCAAGATACTCTTGTTCTTCGGTACATGAAGGCATATCACATAATGGCAGTGGATATTTCTCCCTTACCTTTATATTACGGGGAAACCTACAGTCACCCATATGGTCTTCCCACCTACATATCCCACTATAGCACATAATTTACAACTTAATTGAAAATCTTTCACGCATTTTTTCAAGTGTTGCATCTGGCACGTTGTGAGTATTCACTCCACCATGTCTGTTTTCAACAATCACAGAAAAAACTACATACCCAAACTCTTGAGCCATATCAGAATATGGTTGCATTTCCTTTTCAGTTGTAGATGTATTTGCAACTGCTATACGTGATGCACCAATTTGCATGTATCTACGACACTTACGTTGACTCCAAGCATGTGATGCACCAATTGTATCTGGCTTCCACATGTAAACACCATTATGTGTAACATAATCATCAGCACAACAAATTGCTTTAGTCAATAAACCAGCTAATGATGACTTTCCCGACCCCGGTACTTACGGAAGACCTCTCAATACAATTAAGTACTTTGAGAGGTCTTCATTAATTATTTTCTTTTCCATTATACAACAATACGTAATTTTATTTGAAACGTTACATTTTTTTATTTAAAACTACAAAATTATTTTTTACCAATTCAATTTAGTTACAGTCTATCCAATGTTTCTACCATCTTTTTCAATAAATAAAACTCAGAGTAAGTTATTGATAGGTTTTGAATACCACCATTTTTAGATGTAATACCAACATCAAAACCCTCACCGTTCTGCCATGCAGTTGTGGTAATTAATGAATTCCACACACTACATTCTTCTTGAATCGTATTTACTTTTACAACCTCAAACTTATTATCTTTCTTGCTCATTATCTGAATATTAATAATGCTAATACAATTAATACTATAATCACATTAAACAACTTCTGTTTTCTAAACGTATAGGTGCTTGGATAACTACTACCAAAAGACATGTGTTTAGGTTTATGCTTCTCGTACTATTCATATAATTTATAAGTTGTTAAATTCATTAAGTAAATCAAGTTCTTCTTTACTCATTTTAGACCTAAACATATCACGTACTTCCATCAATGCCTTACCCAATAAGTTTTGACCTTGCCATTTGGATTCATCCAAAACATCATCGTCACTCCAATGTAAGCCAATTCCCCATAGTGAGTCAGTTGGTGATGCTTCGCAAATTTTTTTATCACCAGTACTCAATAACGTATTTTTATACATAGAGTTTTGACTGAATTTGGCGTAGTTTACATCAACCATTATCTTGTATGATAATTCCGACCATAATTTGGCATCAAAGTTTTTAACTTGACGACCTAATTGTTTATTCGCACTTGGATTGGGTGTTTTCATTATCAGTGCTGCAATTTCCATGTCACCAAAAGCAATTGCCTTCTCCCACATGAACGCTTGTTCTGAATTGAAGAACAACATGCGTTTATATCTGAAGCCACGCTTACAATCGCACCAATTCGAAAATTCACCACCATAAAAAAATACGTGTGTTGCTGTTATTCGTCCCATATATCATTATTTTTTTTTGTATTTTAATATATTCATCAATATCACTAATGCATTCACCAAGTGTTTCCCAAAAATGTGTTGGTAAATTAGATAAAGACCAGCCACCAGAATTTTCTGGTGCAACAAAACCATCTAAATCGCTTCTAAATTCTTTTAATTTTATTAAAGTATTATTTAATATATGTTCATTTTTGTTTTCCATCCATTTAGGATTTGGATTATTGGTTTTAACTACGACAAAACACTTCCCACTACCCGGGTCTTTATCCGAATAAAGGTAAAACCCATTACAATATTTTTCAGGGTCAGTAGTTGCTAAACAAATATCAACTCTATGTTTTGCAAGTTTATGCTCATACCAGTATCGATAACCTTTGTAATCGATAAATTTCAATTCTTTTTCCATAATAATTAAGATATGTTTATATTTTTAATATGTTGTTTTCTTAACTTTTTTAATTCTTTTGATGCGTTCCAATTTTCTTTTGAAACTGGTGCCACTTGTTGTTTATATACTTCGTAGGATTCATCAATTTTATACATTCCATTGAAATTTCTAACAACACATAGTATAACGCTATCACCTGATGAGCTTTATCTTAAAAATGCAGGTTCATCATTTAAAAAACCACCATAACTAAATGATTGTAACGACCAAACTAATACTCTATCACCCTTTTTCATTTTAATTTAAATTAATTTCTTGTTCACCATCAAACACACCCTCTTCCCAACATATATTGCTATATTCTTCAACAATATCATCCGGTGCAAGTGCATATTCAAGGTCATTAGCTACATCCATCAAACCGAATGATTCATCTGTTTCAATTTCTTTTCTTAGTTCATCAACTGCCCTTTCATCTGGTTCAGACCAATATCCAACAAAATGAACTATTGGGATTAGACCGTTTTCATCTTCCAACAATGGATTGAGAACCATAATTCCATATTTAAACTTCTCCATCAATATCAGTATTTGGGTTCGTTTTATTTTCTTTCCTTACTTCCAGTTTGATTTCTCTCGCCAATTCCAAGATAACATCATCAGTCATTTTATGTACTTCTCCAATGGTTTCCATTTTTTTAAATTCATCCATGAATTTAATTAATTGCTGTGCTGTCAATTGTACCGACAAATCAATGAAATCACCAACTTTAAATCCTTCACCGGAAGTTACGGCAATTTCGAATTGTTTCCAATGTTGTTCATCTACTTTAGCAAGCATACCGCTTAAGTAAATGGTTTGTGCCCCTAATTTAAGTGGCTCTTTGTAATAGCTACTTCTGTCTATCATATTTAAAATATTAACTTTACAAATATATTAAAAATAAATTCAAAATATCTAACTTATTTAAATATTTTTAGTATTTATCTACATAATGTGTAGATGATTATGAAAAAAGAAAAAAAAATTTTTTATACGTTCAGAATTCATTCAGAACAATTAGAATATTTAAAAAATAAAGCAATTACAGAATACAGTACAGTAACTCGGTGTATTCTTGATTTGGTTACTGAAGACATGAAAAAAAATAATATTATCAATAATGCGTAGATTGCATGGTAAAGATATGTGGAATATATAAGATTACTTCACCAACAGGTAAAATTTACATTGGGCAATCTGTTGATATAATGCGTAGATTATAGCCAAATGTAAAAATCAGTTAATATTATACTCATCAATCATTAAATATGGATGGGATTTACACCAATTTGAAATTCTTTGCGAATGTGATAAATCTGAATTAAATATATTAGAAAAACAATACATAATTACATACAATACATTTAACACTGAACATGGTATGAATTTAACTAATGGTGGCGATTGTTTTAGGTTATCAGACGAATCAAAATTAAGAGCAAAAAATAAAAATCTTGGTATAAAACGTTCAGATGAAACAAAAGAAAAAATAAGTGTTGCTAAAAAGGGAATTAAACTTACTGAAACACATAAAATAAATTTAAGTATTGCACATAAAAATAAAAATTACAATAGAAAACATTCTGAAGAAACTAAATTAAAAATCAGAAATTTCCATTTAAATAAAGTTGTTTCCGATGAAACAAAACAAAAACTAAGTGAAATCAATAAAGGCAAAAAACTTACCGAAGAACATAAGTTAAAAATTAAAAACTCCAATAAAGGCAAGCATTCTGGAAAATATGTTAATGGAAAACTAATCGAATTATAAATCAATTTTACTCGATAAAACAGTACATGTTCTTTCGGGACGACTCATTGCAACATAACGCAATTTATTACGCTCAACAATATCCCAATTTAAATTAATGTCTGATTCAATCACAGTAACGTGTTGATATGTTGACCCTTGCGACTTATGAACAGTAATAAAATACCCATAGTCAAGGTCTTTAGTTATGATTTTACCTTTATCTCTATATGTACCATCAATGTTTTTATCAATTGTTTTCATTAGTAAATTATTGCGTCTGAATTGGTAGTACTTATACCAAAGTTTTTTATTCGATTTTCCCATCTCGGTAAAGAAATCATGCATTTGTGCGTATAAGTGTAAATTATTATTATCGTTTACATCAATAATAAAAACATCTTCATATTTAAATTTACCTGTTTCTAATTCTTCTTTAATTTTAACTGGAAAACCATTAATACCATATGCATTTTCTTTTAAATTAGATTTTTCAACAACATAATAATCTGCACTATTATCAATAATATTATATCTATTCTTATCATCACTAATACTCCTATATCCCATGATAGTATCACCAACTTCAATAATATCAACATTTTTACCAAATAGTTCATCTCTAACTAATTTATTTGCCGACATAACCGTATCATTCTTCCATGCCAATCCTTTACAAAAATCAATATTGCTTTTATATTCATTAGATTTGAATTTACTTAATACTGCTTTACGAAACTCAGCTTTGTTGATTGTAAAAATAATTCCATCACCATTGATATTGATATTAGTTTTTCTTTCGATACCACCATCATCAGCATCTAAATTATCTCTTAATATATCATATATTGGTAATAATGGATTTCCATCTGTTTGTCTTTCAACTTTAGTTAAAAAATGTTTTTCAATTTCATCATCAACAAAAACCATAGAAATTTTTTCACCAATTGGAGGAAGTTGACATGCATCTCCAACAAAAAGTATTTTAATTCTACTATTTTTAGTTTTATCTTTAATTAACTCAAGTAATTGTAAGTTCATTTGTGACACCTCATCGATAATCACCCAATTGTAGTCGTTTATACGTGACATCGCAATTGGTGCAAATTGTGGATTATTGGGATTAAATGTTTCGAGTTCTAAATCAGGTCTTAACCCCAATAACGAGTGTAAGGTAGTACTTTCACGTTTGGTCGTTCGTGCAATAATTTTTTTTGCTTTATGTGTCATTGCTGATACTGCAACACCTCCACGATATTCATCTAATAGCTTTTTTATTATCGTAGATTTTCCGCTTCCAGCATGACCAGACAGCGTAAAAAACGTCTTATTTTTTGTTTTTAACCATAAACGTATCTTCTTAATGCCATCATATTGCTGGTCATTAAAGGTAATTATCTTACCTGATGGGAGTAATAGTTGATTATCTTCCATTATTTTATTGCTGATTTAATAGTTGATTATCTTCCATTATTTTATTGCTGATTTAATAGTTGATTATCTTCCATTATTTTATTGCTGATTTAATTATGTAAATTAAATTGCCTAATGCCTGTGCATCGTCAAATTTAGCTATGGAATAATCGAAAATTTCAACAGTATATTTACCATCAATACATTCACAATCAGCATTTGAAATTAACGATAAACCTCCACCAAAATCCAATTCATAATATTTAAATGGTTCGCCGCCACTTTCCTCAAAACTAACATTTACTTCAGTAAATCCTAAGTCTAATAATTCTTGTTCTGTCATGTTATTATTAATTATAATTTATATTTGTTATTATTTGATTTTTCAATATTTTTAACGTATTTATATGTACACAACATACATATTATGAGGAAAAATAAAATTTATTACACATTTAGAATTCATTCTGAACAATTAGAATATCTTAGAACTAAATCTAAAACTGAATTCACAACAGTAACACAATATCTACTTGACTTAGTTAGCAAAGATATGAAACAAAATAATATAAACCAAAATAATTCATAAATATTATGGAAAAAATATGTGGTATATATAAAATAACATCACCCACAGGTAAGATTTATATTGGGCAATCAAAAGATATCAATAAAAGAATTGAACCATATAAAAATGCTCGATGTAAAAATCAAACAAAATTATATAATTCAATAATCAAATATGGTTGGAATTCGCACGTTTTAAATGTCATACACACTTGTTGTGAATCCAAATTAAATGAATTAGAATATTATTATATTAAAGAATATGATTCATTTAATACTGAACATGGATTAAATTTAACATCTGGTGGTGATTTTAACGGTTGGTATGTAATTAAAATCACTTAACTGCAGGTTTACGTGTCAATTCTTCTATAGTTATTAATTTTATAATCAATACCATGTGCAGATACTTCCCAACCCGGACTGTCCATTAATTCGAAATCGGTTATTAATTTAACCAACGGAAACTTCTTGTTACCATCAGGATAAATCTTACCGACCAAGGTAATTATAGCTTCATTACAATAATCAATCAACGCCTCGTAAATGCTTGCACCACCAGCAACAAATAATTTAACATTACCTACATTATTGAAGTCCAATAATTCAAAAAGTTCATCAATAGATGCTACTTGATATACATTTTTCCTATCAATTTTAAATGGACAGCCACCGTTTAATACGTAATAATCCCTACCTTCAAATGCTTTCTCTGGTAAAGTCTTATATGTATTATATCCAACAATCAATACATGACCCATTGTAGTTCTCCTGAAATGCTTGAAATCCTCTGGAATTTGCCAAGGTATCACATCATCAATACCAATAACACCATTAATGCTAACGGCAGCAATTATAGTTAAATTAAGATTCTTTTTCATTTTACCAATATTTTTGGTAAATATATCATAAATAAAATAAATGCAACAGCAAAAATCATTAAAATTTTACGTTCTTTTTCGGTAATAGGTTTATCACCCCAATTAGTTATTTTCATCTTGTTTGGGTCTTCGATTTAATTGTTCTTGACGTATAGTAATTTCAGTTTTCTCTGCAATAGCTTTAATTCGTTTTTTACCACCTTTCTTGTAAAGTTCACGAAACTTCTGTTCTGAACCATAGTCAAAAATCTCGTTATCAACATCCATATTAACATTTAAACCCTTTTCTTTCAAAAACACTTCAAGCATCAATGCTATCGTTGATTTACCGCTACCACTATCACCAATGATAATTATACCTAATTCTCTTTTTTTCACTATAATTTCTTTTTACCTTTGATTAAATCACGAAGAAAAACATTTTTCACACCACCAACAAATCTAACCCATTCCTTATATTCAGCAGAATCATAATCAATTGGGGTTATCTTAATTTCAAGTGATTCTTGTGAACTTATACTTCCATGTTCAGCAATAATTTTATTCATTTTGTATCGTTGAAAGTCCGGGTATTTTTCATTATCGAATACCCTTTCATCCAATAAAAAACATACTGATGTTAATGCATGGTTTAAATCTGGTTCGTGAAAGAACGAGAATGGTATTTCATTTGCATGTAAATCATCTGCAATCCTATTTAAGCTACCAAATGATAACCCTTCTTCATCTTGACCATCATTAGTAGTACCACCATTCAACACTATCCATGTTTCGTGATTATCAACAAATTCCCAAACACGTGGGTCGGTTTCATAAAATTTCCGTACATATCTTAATGCAGCATGTCCTGATTGTATTGCGCCATGAATGTTATTTAACTGATAAATCGTAAAAAAATACATTCTAAGTTCTGTTTTTGTTTCCTCAGTTATCATAATATTAATTTATATGTTATACCTTTCTAATTTCGGTTAATTTCTTATTACCAGTAAGCCATTCTTTAATTTCTTCTACACTGTAATAACCATAGTTACTATCATCATCACTGTGGTTAATCCAATAAATGATATCGAATTTAGTATTTCTTGTTTTTTTGGCTTCTTCACGAGCTTCAACATCTTCATAATCAATCCATTTCGGACTACAGGCATGGAAATAATTCTTTTTATTATAACCATTTTTATTGCCATGTTTTTTGATGATGTCTTTCATGCCAATCTTTTCTTCATAATCCTCACGGTCATAAAATTCCTTGTCTTCACTATACATTTTGTCCAATACTTCTTGTGGAATCCTATCGGTAATCAATAAGCATAACGATGAACCACCAAAAGGGTTTCTCATGCTGGTAACTGCAATGGTAAGATTTAAATTTAAAATGGCTTGGTATAATTCATTCAAGTATTCAACTTCTTTTTTACCCATAACAGCAACACCAAAGTCGTTACTACTCCAAGCTGTTATGATATTATCTTTAACTTCTCTGCTTGGATGTTCTAAATTCCATTTTTCATTCCAGATAAGACTGTCTTCATAATCTTTCAAATTATGTGGAACATATTTTTCAACATCTTCTTTGGATTGATACTTATAGCCAGTATATAATACTGCGAACTTCTTTTTCTTGTGTGTGCTTTCTTTGAAAACAATTGTAGGTACAACAGTAATTGTTCTACACTTAACACCCATGTTATCTTTGGATGCTTCCGGTATACCACAAATACTTTTAAGGTCTTTAATACCCCATTCGTGTTCGGCACAATAGTCATATCCCAATGATATGCCAATAAACTTATCGTCAATAATAATTAATCCGTAGTTACTTGATGCTTTTCTCATGAAATTTAAATGTGTAAATTGTTTATATTATTCAAATATACGAAAAAAACTAAGATGGGTTACAAAATATCTAAAAATATTTAATTTTTTACGATATCATAATTCCTACTATTTAAATTACCAGATTCATCGTATTGTTTCCATGTACCAATTTTATCACCCAAGTTGTAATACAATTCATAACGCAATTTACCGTTATCATCATAAATCAACCACTCACCATGTTTTTGATTATTTTTATAATTTGCACTACCAATGAGTTTACTATCTTCATTATATATTAACCATAATCCATCCTTCTCTCCCATTTTATATGATTGAACTTCATGTAGAACACCATTTTCATGGTAAATATTTACAACGCCATTTAATAGACCATCTTTTAATTCTAATTCGAATTTAATTGTTCCACTATCGAACAATTCACAATATGTTCCCTGATAGGGCATATTGTTACTATCAAAATAAATCCCATTATCACCGATAATAATTTGAGCAATACCTTGTATTGTAATTAATGTGATAAATAATGTAATAAATATAAATTTTTTCATCGTAAATATATATTAAATTGTTAAGTTATTTTATTATAAATACTTTCATATTGACTGAATTGATAACAAATATTTAATATTTGATTAACGTTAGAACACATGTTTTCAACTATTTAGTTAAAACATTATTATGAAATATATATTATTCTTACTTATTTTAGCGTGTAGTTGTTCAACAACAAATCAAACATACAATAAATTTAATTACAACGTTTCAATTAAAGATGATTTAAATGCAGCTATCATTGACGGTTTTTATGATAATGATACTGTTGGTATTTCGAACAACATTTACTTAATAAAGTAAACTATTTCAAAAGTACCATCATGATTCTCAACTAATGCACTCATATTTTCAACCCAATCACCACTATTCATATAAATAATGTCGTTGATTAATTTAATATCCGGTTGATGTATGTGACCACATATAACCCCATCGTAACCACCATTTTTAGCGTAATTAATAAGATAAACTTCAAACTTACCAATAAAACTTGTGGCTGCTTTGACATTATCTTTCATTATTTTAGATATTGAATAATATGGTTTATTGCGTAGTTTTCGATATTTATTATAAACACGATTGATGAATAATGCTAAATCGTATGCAACTGAACCAATTTTTGCAATCCAACCAAATTTGGTTGTAATTACATCAAAGACATCACCATGACAAACAAAAAACCTTTTACCCTCAACCGTTTTTAACTCAGTTGAATCAAGTATTTGAATGTTTCCAATTGTGAATGGAATTAATTCTTTTATAAAATCATCGTGATTTCCACGAATCCAAATTATTTCAGTCTTATGTTCTGATAATTTAAATATTTTGCGAATCACCTTAGAATGTGATTTACTTAATTTTGAACCTCTTTGCATTGCCCAACCATCAACAATATCACCATTCAATATTAATTTTTCACATGAATTATTATCTAAAAAATCAACCAATTCCTTTGCCTTGCAATCAATGGTTGATAAATGAACATCCGATATTATTATTGTTTTATATTTTTTCATCACATTTTATATGCTAATATTTCAGTTCTAACATCTATCCAGTATTGAACCCATTTAGAATTGGCATTATGACAAGTATCTGAAACTTCATCATCAACTTTCATGAAATCTTCAATTTCACTAACGCATACTAATGCGATTTTTCTTGCGGTTTCAATATACATTTCTTCATCTTCACCACAGTCAGAAAACCTATCGATTAGTCTAATCGCCCTTTCTTTTGGTGGCAAGTATCCATTTATTTTCATAATTTCTTTATCCGTTAATAATTCAAGTAATTTCTTCTCCAGCCACATAACATACTCATCATTAACCTCAGACCGATTTATAAGTATTGAATACTCAAAACTGTTCTTACCTGTTTCAGCATAAAACTGATTTCTTAATTCGTCTTGTTTCATATTATTCGTCTGCGTTTAATCCAATTGACCTGTCCTTATGCATTCTCACACTTTTAGCTTTTTCAAGTTCATATAATGATTCTTCAATACCATCAATTGATTTTTTAAAACTATCGCTCAATGCTTCATAAGGTATTGCACCAGCAATGTTAAAACCGATTGCACCCATTTGTTTTAACACTTCAATAAACCTATCTTCGGTCATTGCCTGAATTACTTCACCTTCAGTATAACTACCATCATTTTCAAACCTACCAGTATCTGCATAGCAATCACTTTGATTTTTAAATTGCTGTCTTAATTCCTGTTCGTTCATCTTATTCAATATTAAGCAATCCTATATCCAACATAATTACACTTACTACAATGCACATTCTTTTGTGCTGGAAATGAGGTTAATGTAACCATAGGTTCACTATCATACAATTCATTTCCACATTTAGGACAGGCAATACCATTTAATCTTGGTGAATTATCCATCGCATCCCATTGAGCCACATGTGCATCAGCATTATGTTTGGCTAAACTTTTTAACTTTTTGCTCATAATATTATCTATTTATTTAACTCGAATTTATCGTGCATATTCAATATATCATCTTCAGTCAGTCTATTATCTTCCCATCTCTCACCATCCCCAAACATTTTATATTCGTAAGTACGCTTTTGCGAGGCAGAAAGTTTCTTCCACCATCGCAAAGCTCTCTGTCTTGTATTAGTTGTTTTCTGGAATCCTATCATATAAGAAATCTTGTTGTTGACTGAATGTAGGACACTCAATGCTCATCCATTTATTTCGAATAGTGCCATTTACTTCAAATTCTTGTTTTTCAATGAATCTACCACGTTTTAATTTAGCATCATAATCATTCCAGTTCTGACCCTTTTGGTGTATGAGTTCCTGCATCATTTTGGTATTAACACCATTTAATTCACTGTGGCTATACAAACTTTGAGCTACACTTGAAATGCTATTGCGTACAGTATCTATTTGCCTCCATAGGATATAATTAGCTACTTCGGTCTTACATGGAATTGTATAGGTACGAGCATCAAATTCGGCAAGTTTCATTTTTTTAATGATTTCAATATCAACCATTCCATTATGGTTTGGGAAATATTCTGTATCGTGTTTAGCACTATATTCATCCATTATTCTAAAAGTCCTTAACTGATTGAACTTAGCAGTTGCCATACTTGCAGCAACGGATACTATCTTCTGAACGTTGCCATCAAACCACGCATCGGTAGTCAATGTATCAAAATCTGTTAATAAGATTGAGATTTCATCAGACTGTACGAAGCCAAATTTAGCACCTTGAATGTTCTTACATAGGTAGCAAGCAGTTTCATCCATATCCTCGATTAAACCCATGTCAAACGGTCTGGTAAGACCTCTGGTATAGGTCCCAAAACTTTTTCCATCGATTCTAATCACAGTGTATGTTCTTCGAGGCAAGTAGATTCTTGTCCGATTTTCGTAATTTTCTTTAATTCGATTACCTAATTCATCTTTTTTCATATTTCAAATTTATTTGTTTTTAAATTAAATGGTATGTTAACATCAACAACACCAACCATTTCATAGTTATCAACATCAAATATTTTAGTATTGTCGGTCAATCTACATACAAATATCTTATGTTTATCAGTTAATTTAGGTATACAATAAACCCTATATCTACCAACAAGTGACCCAATTACATATTCGTCAGAAATATTAATTGCATCCAAATATACTAAAGTTTCGAATATTTTCAACATATTATCTGAAATTATTATCACGTTTGCACCAGCACGATTCGTATCCTTAAATATTGTCGCAGATGTTTGATTGATTTTAACCATTAGTGTTTGATTCCAATCAGATTGTTCAGCATATTCAGCAAATGTACTATCGGTTGGCATCACATATTCCCAATCTGCCAATGGAACATGTGTGGATAGGAATTTCTGTAATTTAGTCATTATTATTTGTTTATGTGTTTTAATTTCTCGTCAAGTTCTTTCATCATTCTATCTTTAATTATTAAAGCAAATGTTTCTTTTGTTACCGCATAAAGTGGACACTTTTTAATTTCATTTTCATCAATATTACACATTGCTCTTGAAAAAAATTGTGATGACGCATCTTTCGGGTCTTCAATTGTCCTACCGAAACATTTATTTCCGGTTATTGAACAAATACAAAATTCTTTACAATCACCAGAAAGATGATACCCATAATTCTCATTGGTTAATGCCGGACAAGTCGTACCAATTAAAGGCACAACAATTTTCAGTTTTTTCCCCCCCCATAATCTATTTATGTTAAATATTGTTTATCGTTAAAATTATCAAGACAGTAATTACATATTCTCCTGTCATATTTATTTGGGTGATATTTACTATAACTACAAAGTTTACATGTATCACCAAAGCCTTTATTTCGTTTAACTGTAACTGTTAATTGACCCAAATCTTCAATGATTATAGTTTTTTTCATTTATTCTAAATGTTTAATTGCTTTATTATATAGTTTTTCAAGTGTATTGAACATTTTATCGCCTTTTATTATCACCTGAGAAGGATTATATGTGTTTACATATCTAATATAAAAGTTATCAAACCGTTCATAACAATCGGTCATATCTCTACCCTTTTCAGTATTAGTCCATCGTAAATAAGTCCTTGGCTTATTTACAAGAAAAACCTCTAAATCGGTTACTTGTTCAATAAAATCAGTATTATCCTTTTCGTTTATCATATTCTCTACTCTTTGCCTTAAAACTCAACCTATTAAATGTTGAACGTAAAATCCTCTTTTTAGTTACATCACCAATAGCAACAAAAACGTGTCCTTCAATAATTTGTTTTGGATTATTGCCAAATACAGTAAGAGCATTGTCTGCAGCAATCAGCAAATCTTCGGGATTTTCCGGTAATTCGAAATCCATATCCAAAATTGGCACAGTTTCCAATCCCATTTCCTTTATCATATCCAAGAAAACGTTATATTCGTAGTATTGTGAACTGTCTATATCATAGGCGTTATAAAACCTAACAGTCTTTCCAATCAACCTATAGATATTACCTTGAACACCCTCACCAACAAGTTCACCTTGAATAGCAAAGTTAGGTATGCCATTATCAATTGAATATTTACGCATTTTAGCTTCAATACCCATTTTAATTGCTGTTGACCAAAATCCATCCATTAGTTCACCAGCTTCGGGTCGTTTATAGTTGATATTTCTACCACCAACACCAAATTCGTTATTCTTGATATATGCAAAAAAACTTGTGCCATCCAGCTTCTCGGATTTAACATAATTAAATTCTCTTAACTTTTCATATCTATCGACTAAATTTTCACAATTATGTACCAATATGTTATTTGCAAAAAAATTATTATTTTCACTAACCTCAATATCATATCGTTTAGACACAACATCAATCTTTTCAATTTTAATTATTCTTGATTTCATAGTTTAACCATTTATTAAGCAATGAATTTATTATAATTACCACACGTTAATTTATCGTTAATATTTCTATCAATCGTAATACCAATCTTTGATGTTGCTGCAATATCACTAATTAATAGAATATCGTTAACATTTAAATCTTTCAACTCTCTAAAACAATTTAAATCTGGCAAATAAAATTTATGATTAGATGTGGCAATAATTGTATCACCATTTTCCAATGTAATTTCATACCAATCACCATTATCTGGTAAAATTCTCATATTCAAAATATTTTTCCATTCATATGTATCATTAGCAATATTATATGATAATACTTCACCCATATAATCTTCATCATAAATATCCTCGATGGATTTATTACCACTACGTGTAAAAACTAACACATCCCCCGCAAGACAGCGTTCTTCATCGGATACTAATATGCCAACAGATGCTAAATCACCTAATTCAATACCTTCAAGACCATTCTTATCGGACATAACATACTGAGTAACACCCAACACATCGGTAACATCCATACCTTCAACCGTATCGGTACGTCCAATAACTGGCATCAATCGTGATGTTTCCAATTCATTGATATGCCATTGCAATTCCAACGGTAATATCGATAATGGAAAACAAATGCCTTGGCTTAAAGTCTGGAAAATTTCCCTTGTTTTTATTCTGAATTTTTTTTCACGCAAAAATTCAAACTCTGGTCTGGTGTTTAGTTTAGATATTTCAGCCATTCTTAATTTAATTGCATCCTTCTCACCATCGGTTTTTACCTTAGATAATGCTTTCTGCAAGTCCTTCCATTCAATTTGCAATATTACAGGTAAGCCATCTGGCAATACTGAATCAACTTCAATATAAACGCAAAGAGACCCTTTAGTGAACTCACCTTTCTTAACCACAACACGCCAACCTCGTACAAATGCAAGTTCTAAGTTATCAGAACCTTCAATTTCTTCAATCTTACTAATACGTGCAATTGTTGCTAATTTCCTGATATTAGCTGTTTCGTTTACGTTATTTACTGTTTCCATAATTATTATTTCCAATTAATATGATTTCCAATAATCACCCCAACTTTGAAATCCATGTGGTGGTTTACTACCAACACTACCGCCATTAGCTAATTCTCGTAGTTCTTCCCTTGCATTATAATATGAAAGATTTCTTCCTGTTTCTTTAATATATTGAAACACTTCACTATCATTAGGTTCTCTTTTTTCCCTATTAATCTTTTCGTATATTGTTTCCATAATTATTTTAATATTTGAAGCATTAAACTGCAGTAAGTTCACTGACATAAAAGGCAAAAAAATATCCTTCACTTGTTGCAATAATATTTTTTTCGTGTTTAAATATTTCACCACAATTATTTTTAATTGTTTCACCATATTCCAATATACAATTAATTAACGCCTCATCATCACGTAATGTTTTCTCATTAAAAACTGTGCTTACATCGGCATCAATATCTCTACCACAAATCGCAATTTCATTTTCCATAATATATTTATTTTTTATATTTTTTCTCGAATACTGTAAAATCTACAACCTTTACTATAATTATTATTCATTATCTTTTTGTGTTTTCCATGCTCGATACCCTAACATCTTTTGGCATATTAAATTGTGCCAACCTTTTTTTTGACAACGGAAATGATACTTCTCTAATTTCTATTTTGTCATTATCTGGATGTGAACAATCTAAAATTTTACTTCTTTTTTGATACATTTTACCGTTTAAAATATACTCACCATATATTGATGTTCTTCTATCAAATCCATGTTCCCAATTCGCATCAAATGGTATCTTTTGTTTTAAAATTAACACATCGTTTAAATAATACGATATGTAATTTCTATCACAACCATCTTTATCGTGGTGTGAATATTGCCAATTCGATGTTAGTTTAAATTCCATTTCTATCTTGAATATTAGTTATTTCAACTATGTTAGCAACACTGACATTATGTTTATCAAGTATTGTAGCAAGGTTTGCTTCATATTTTTTTATTAAATCTCCCATATATTATCTATATTTTAGCTGGACACCAATCCGGTATCTTTATTTTTTTCTCTTCGTGCCATTCAACACTTGAGTAGGAATCGAACCTACAATCCATGCTTGTACAGCACTTCAGACCTATCAAGGGTTTATGGACTTACTCACTGCCAGTGTCTACTATTTCACCATCAAGTCAACATTTTTTGGTGTCTGTATATTTCACATCACCATTTTCATCTCTACTTCTTTCTACCCCATCTGAGTTTTTATCAACAATATTACCCCACTCATCTTTAGATGTATAAAAATCGGTATCTCTGCCGTAATATTCGGCTTCGGAAACTATGTTTCCCCATTCATCTTTTGGCATATATAATCCTCCTAATTAATTCAAACAAATATAATAAATTATTTACAATAAATCACTAATATATTTAATTGATTTATCAGTATTTTTTATTTCAGTTGTGATGTATCCATATATTTTATGTCTTCTAACTTCATCAACTTCACCAAAATATTCTTTAAGTAACCTAATTAAATTCTTAACTGGACATAATTTATTTCGAATATCTGCACCAACAACACCAGCTTTATAACATTCCATTTCAACCAATTCCAGTTCATCAAAATTCATATGACTAATATCCACATCCTTGTAGTTATCATTATAATATTGTTTAAGACCATCGATTGTGGCTGACATTGGTTTGGGGTCTGGAAATTCTACTGTGAAAAATTCCATACCACCACCCTCAAAATGATATACTATAATAAACTCTTTTGTTTCAATTTTTCTTAATGCCTTGAATTTCATACCACTACTTTTTCGGAAATTTCTTATTAAATTGTTCTTCGGTTAAAAAACCATGTAATGTTGCTCTGTGCGTACCATAAACATCACGTGCTTTAACACATCTGTTTTCAACATCAATTTCATCAATTATCATTTCATGATAATCAAAATCGAACCATCTACTCTGTTCATCATAAATTGTCTGTCCAACTTTCAATGACTCCCAGAATTTTTGTTCCTTAATAAATTTCTGTTTAATTTCCCTAAATTCGCTTGGTTTCATAATAATTATAATTTATCGAATTTTTTTTCAATTTTAGCTAAGTCTTTAGATAGTTTAGATAAATTACTAAACCAACCACACCAAATAAATATTAAATATCTACCCTCCCCACCATCATCATTTGAGTAATATTCGATGCACTCAACCTTAAAATTTATCATGCCATATTTTAATATTACTTCAACAATGGCATCGATATATTCTTTATTTTTACAAGTTATTTATTATTATTTATAATTTCTTTGAATGCTCTGTATAACATATTCGGATAAGAAGGTGAATTAAATGAATAAAGACCAATTGAGAAGAATTCATGACATTCAATAACAAACGTTCCTTCATCATTAACACCAACATCTAAGGTATATGTAATTGGTGATGATTTGTATTCATCAACCATTTTACGAATAGCATCTACATCAGGAAATTTCATGAACTCACCGCAATAATTTTGTAAACCAATCATTTTACCTTGATAGACAAACACTCTCCATTCAGAGTCAATGTTAATTACGTCTGATATTTGATAATTACCTTTAGGTAATGCATATTCATTTTCATTGAAAATACCACAAACATTTTTAATTTTATCGTTCGACTTTACAAACTTTTTACCTACAAGTTCAGTTTCAACACCATTAAATACAAATCGTTTAGTGAATTTATAATCAAGCAATTCATCCGGTATATTTAATGGTTTGGGTCTTATGCCATAAAAATGTACCAAAAATCCTGATACGAACTCAACGCTTCCAACAGGAACATATGTGCGATGCATATCTTTAAATTGAAATGCCATTTGTTCCGGTACACAATCAAAATACTTTACAATATCATGTTCTCTATGTAACCATGAATTATATTTAATTGCATTTAATAGTGTAAATGAAAAATCATGTACTATTTCACCGTTGATTTTCTGAATTAAGAATTTCATACATTTTTTGTTTTAGGTGCATAATTAGCATCAAGCCAATGAATTGGTGTTGCAAGTTCTTTATCACCACCATAGAATCTATCAACATATTCATTATATGTGTGTTCCCAACCATCGATACCATACCACCAACCTTCGGGTAGAAATTTTTCTGCAGCTTGTTTAGCTTCATCTCCACTTTTAAAGATAAAGGTTTCTTCGCACATCAACACAGTAATTCCTATAGGTTTAAAACCAGCATCCCTCACCTCTTTTAAAAGGTAACTATTTGGTGTGCCGTAGGCATCGTGTCGAGCATACAGTTCATTTTCATCGTACATATCAAAACTACACATAATATAAATTGTTAATTGAGCAAATATATAAACTAATTTTAATATATCAAAGCACTATCTTCGGAATTTCTCGTATATACATGAAAAACATTTAACCAGTTTCCAATAACTTTTGGTTCAAGAGATAATAAATGACCCTTATCGGTGATTGGAATGTCATTACCTACATGGTCGCAGCAACTAATCACCAAATTCCTTTTTGAACTAACATTATTGTGATATGCATCACAAGATAAAGCATATTTCAACTGACCCATATCTAATGGTGCACGTCTGAAAATGCCTTGTGTTCCGGTATTAACATTTGTTTCGTTTGGATTAATCTCGATATATGAAATATCCATACCTTCATTTGGCATGAAACCATTACCATGACGTGTTTGATATGCACGAGTTACATAATATGTTTCAATGTCAAAATATTTTAAACCATTAATTTCTTTAATTATCTCAACAGCATTTCTCGATGTACAATAACTTCGTGTAACATTTGGAAAAAATCCATAGTCCATATCAAGCATAATTCCTTGACCGCCTTCGAAAATATATTCATTAACCCCTGCGTTGATATCGTTTATGTGACTAACAATAGTAAACCTTTTAACTAAATCATCACAAGCCAATTTAAACGCTTCGATATGCTTATTCATTACATTTGTGTGTGTATTTGGATTATCTGCATGAAACTCAATAAAATTATAATACTTGCCAATTAATCTCAATTTTTCATCTCTAACCGTAGGAAACATCAAGTCTCGCACATATAAATGATAATGGTCTTCATTGCGCTGAATTGTTTTCCCAAATCCAACACCAACACTACCATGGTTAAGTGTTGTATTATCGTTTAAATTATCGTAAATATCGAATGGCGTTGTAACCATTGCATTGGCATTAAAGTAAACCATAGGTTGAACACCCAATTCACGTAACGCATTTCCTTCTTTCAATACAGCCAATGGATTTACGGTACAATATTCTGACCAATAAGTTGGAGCACCTTTTAACGTACCCGA